TAAAAATATGGCACATTTCGCAGAATTAAAAACAAAAGCAGATCCAACAGGATTTACATCAGATACTCATCAAGTAGTTGAAAGAGTAGTAGTTGTAGGAAACGATTGTGTTCCTTCAGACATGCACCAAGATGGTGAAACATGGTGTATTAATTTTTTCAAAGGTGGAATTTGGAAACAAACTTCTTACAATAATAATTTTAGAAAACAATATGCAGGAATCGGAATGATTTATGATCCTGTAAAAGATAAATTTTTATCACAACAACCTCATGCTTCATGGTCATTAGATTCAAGTGACGATTGGCAAGCACCAATAACTTATCCAACAGTTACAGATGATGGAGCAACTCCATCAGTATGGATATACATAATTTCTTGGAACGAAACAAAATACAACGCTGACAACACAAAGGTTGGGAAGCAACAAAATCAAACGACGAATCGGAAACACCTACCAAATATAATTGGAATGGCACAGCTTGGGTGTCCGAATAGGAGACTCACATGGCCAGATCTAATGGCGGAATAATCGGTAAAACAAATAAAACTTCTTTCGGGAAGTGTACGGTTACATCTAAAACATCTTCAGGATGTTTAACACTACAACCAGGAACTAGAGTTATTAAAGCAGGTGGCTCAGGAATAGTTATAGTAAAAGAATTAGATAAGGCAAGGAGTCTGGAGTCAATGAAGTCAATTTAGTGCCAAGAACCAAGGAACATGGCCATCAAGAACAGCATCAGTAGATTACATGGTAGTCGCTGGTGGTGGTTCTGGTGGAAGTCAACCAGGACAAGGTGGAACCGGTGGTGGTGGTGCAGGAGGTTATCGTGCATCAGGATATGGACCAAGTCCACTTCAAGGATCAGCACAAGAATTAGGTTTAGGAACATACACAGTAACAGTTGGAGCTGGTGGTGGAGGAGCTCCTTCTCCTTGTGGAGCAGGTAACTCTGGTAGTGGAACAAATTCAGTATTTGGAATGTATAACATCAGCAGGTGGTGGAGGTGGTCTATCCAGCACCAACATCAGCTGGTGGATCTGGTGGATCTGGTGGTGGAGGTGGACCAAGAGAAAATGGAGGACCTGGAGGTTCTGGTGGAGCAGGTAATACTCCTCCAGTTAGTCCCTCACAAGGAAATCCTGGAGGTAACTAGTAGTCCAGATCCAGGAAATAACTCAGGTTCTGGTGGTGGTGGAGCAACCGCAGCAGGTAGTGCTGGAGCAACTAGTGGGGATGGTGGTGCAGGAGCACCAAATGCAATTACAGGAACAGCAACAACTTACGCTGGCGGTGGAGGTGGTGGTTCAAGATTTAGAACTGCTGGTTCAGGTGGAGCAGGTGGTGGTGGAGGTGGTGAACAGGATGTGGAAATCTCAGGAACTGCTGGAACAGCTAATACTGGAGGTGGTGGTGGTGGTTCTGGAAGAGGATCGGCTAATGGTGGAGCAGGTGGTTCAGGTATCGTGGTCGCAAGAGCAAATGCAGGTCAAGGAGTTACGTTATCAACAACTCCAGGTGGTTCAGTTTCTTATGTAGCAAATGGTTCAAGTGTTGACCAAATAGCAAGTTTTACAGCATCAGGATGTTTAACAATTTCTGATGGAGATCCAGATGTTGTTGGAGCAGATTATTTAGTAATCGCTGGTGGTGGTGGAGGTGGAAATATAGGTGGTGGAGGTGGAGCTGGAGGTGCTTTAGAACTTCATTTCCATAAGAGGGATAGGATCATACAATTACAGTTGGAGCTTTCACCAAGTTCTACCAGGATGTCATACAGTATAACTACAGTGGTGGTGGAGGCTGGTGCTTCATATCAGCTAATAAGCTCACCAGGAGGTTCTGGTGGTGGAGCAGGCAATAGCTGCTAATACAGCTGGATCTGGTAACACACCTCCTGTACAGTCCTCCTCAAGGAAATAATGGTGGTATAGGTAAATGCTGGAACCAGGTGGAGGTGGTGGTGCTGGAGCGAGTAGGTTCAGGTAATGCAGCTGGAGGTTCAGACCAACTTGCTGGTGGAGTTGGTGGATTTACAGTTTCAGGAACATTGACTATTTCATAATAAATGTTATATTAAGTTCATAAAGACATATGAACCTTACAAACTATTATTGGTATTTTAAATCAGCCATTCCAGAACGTATCTGTGATGACATTGTAAAGTATGGTCAACAATTGCAAGATCAAATGGCAGTCACTGGTGGTTATGGTGATGTTAAAAAATTAAATAAAAAAGCAAATAAAAGATTTAAAAAAGAAAAGAGATTCAGATATTGTTTGGATGAATGATAGATGGGTTTATAAAGAAATACAACCTTATGTGCATCAAGCAAACGCTAGTGCAGGTTGGAATTTTAATTGGGACTTTAGTGAGTCTTGTCAGTTTACAAAATATAAAAAAGGCCAGTATTATGATTGGCATTGTGATAGCTGGGATCAACCTTATCAACGACAACAAGGTGATCCATCACATGGTAAAATTAGAAAACTATCTGTAACCGTTACTTTATCAGATCCTAAAGATTATAAAGGTGGTGAGTTAGAATTTGATTTTAGAAATCTTGATCCAGATAAAAAAAGAAATGTTAAGAAATGTACAGAAATATTACCTAAAGGATCATTGGTTGTGTTTCCTTCATTTGTATGGCATAGAGTATGTCCTGTTAAAAGTGGAGAAAGAAACAGTTTAGTAATATGGAACTTAGGATATCCATTTCAATAAAGGAGAAATATGAAAAAGAAAAAAGCTAAAGCTAGAAAACAAAAAGTAAAAAAAGAAGTTGCAGGTTATCCTCAACAATTACAATTAGAAGAATTTTTTAAATGTCCTATATGGTTTGCAGATGAACCAAAATTTGTAGATAGTTTAAATAAAGCATCAGACAAATATATTGAAGCATCAAAGAAAAATTTAAAACCAGCTATTGATAAACGTAATAAAAAGTTTGGTGACAAAGGAGACATGGGTCATGTATTTCATTCAACATCATTAATTGGTGATCCTAACTTTAAACAATTACAAGATTATATAGGTGCAACATCTCATAATTTATTAGGTGAGATGGGTTTTGATATGTCTGGTCATCAATTATTTACTACAGAAATGTGGGTACAAGAGTTTGCTAAAAAAGGTGGTGGACACCATACTTTACACACTCATTGGAATGGTCACATATCTGGTTTCTATTTTTTAAAAGCAGATGAGTCTACATCATTACCAATGTTTGAAGATCCAAGACCAGGTAATGTTATGAATCTTTTACCAGAAAAAGATAAAACAAAAGTAACCTATGCTAGTTCAGCAATAAATTATCAAGTAAAACCAGGTAGAATAATATTCTTTCCATCATACTTACCTCATCAATATATTGTTGATATGGGATATAGTCCATTTAGATTTATACATTGGAATTGTCAGGCAATACCAAAAGGAGTATTAAATCCTAATGTCTAATAAAAATTTTAAAAAATCTTTTATAAATACTATCTTAAATTCTGATACTAAAAACAAAGAGTCTGATGATTTTGTTAGAATGTTTTTAAAAGATATACAAAAAAAATTAAAAAGGATAAAAAATGTCGTTCAAAAAAAATAAATATACAGTATTAAAAAAAGCTATCTCACCTGAGATTGCAGAGTTTGTTTATAAATATTTCTTAAACAAAAGAGAAGTTGCAAGATTTTTATTTGATCAAAAATATTTATCACCTTTTACAGAATATTACGGTATATGGAATGATGAACAGGTACCAAATACTTATTCACATTACTCAGTGATATTGCAATGGAGACTTTATTAAAAGAAGTAAAACCAGTAATGGAAAAACATACAAAATTAAAATTATCTGAGACTTATTCATATGCAAGAATATACAAAGAAGGTGATGTCCTAGCTCGTCACAAAGATAGATACTCATGCGAGATATCTACTACATTAAATCTAGGTGGTGACCCATGGCCCATTTATCTTGATCCAACAGGTAAAACTGGTCAAGCTGGTGTTAAAGTGAGTCTTGAACCAGGTGACATGTTAATCTATTCTGGTTGTGATCTTGAACATTGGAGAGAAGAATTTAAAGGCAAGAACTGTGGACAAGTATTTTTACATTATAATAAATCTAGTTCTAAAACAGCTAAAGAAAACTACTTAGACAAACGACCTTTACTAGGTGCACCTGCTTGGTTCAAAGGTGTTAAGTTGACAAAAATCTAAAAAATAGTCTATACATTAGGCTTGCAGGGGGATGATCCACCACAGATTCCCTCTGCTTTAAACTATTGAAATCAATAGACAATGTGATATATTACCTAATAAACAGGATTTTTATGTTACAAAAATAGGTTTTCAACCAGGATTTAATAAACAATTACAGAAACTACAGCCGAAGGACAATGGGTTGGTGGAGATAATGTACGTTTTAGATATGGTACACCTGAAAAAATAGGTGGTTGGTCACAATTAGGTGAGTCTAAACTTACAGGAGCTGCAAGAGCTTTACATCATTTAGTCAATAAATCTGGTAATAAGTTTGCAATCATAGGTACAAACAGAATTTTATACGCTTACACAGGTGGTGTATTTTATGACATTCATCCTATCAAAACTACAACAACATTAACAAATGCATTTAGTACAACGAATGGTTCAACAACGGTTACTATTAACATTCAGCACGGACCATAATATAGCAGTCAGACGATTTTTACTTTTAGATAATTTTACAGCTATTACAAATTCTAACTATTCAGCATCAGATTTTGATGATAAAAAATTTATGGTGACATCTGTTCCAACAGGAACAACTTTAACTATTACAATGCCATCTAATGAGACAGGTTCAGGTGCAACTACATCTGGTGGTATTAGAATACAACATTATTATCCAGTAGGACCCGCAGAACAATTACCTGGTTTTGGTTGGGGATTAGCTTCTTGGGGTGGAACTGTAACAGGTGAAGCAACTACAACTTTAAATGGTGGTATTAATGCAGGTCAACAACAACTATTGTATTAACAGATGCATCTTTGTTTCCAACATCAGGTACAAACTTTATACAAATAGGTTCAGAAGAAATTTCATATACAGGTATATCTAGTAATACTTTAACAGGTGTTACAAGAGGAGTTAGAAATACAACAGCTGCAACTCATTCTAATGGTGCAACATACTAAATAGTTCTGATTATATTGCATGGGGTGAAGCAGCATCTGGTGACTTAGTTGTTGATCCAGGTTTATGGTCTATTGATAACTTTGGAGATAAAGTAATTGCATTAATTCATAATGCACAAGTATTTGAATGGGATTCAAATGCAACAAACGCTGTAACAACATAGAGCAACTATTATATCAGGTGCACCAACAGCATCACGTGATATGTTAGTATCTACACCTGATAGACACTTAGTATTTTTTGGAACAGAAACAACTATTGGTGATCCATCTACACAAGATGAAATGTTTATTAGATTTTCAAATCAAGAAGATATTAATGACTTATCACACCAACAGCAGTTAATACAGCTGGTACACAAAGACTTGCAGATGGATCTAAAATTGTAGGTGCAGTTAGAGGTAGAGATGCAATTATGTTTGGACAGATACATCTTTATTTACTATGAGATTTATTGGTCAACCTTTTACATTTGGTTTTCAACAAGTTGGAACTAACTGTGGATTGATTGGACAGAATGCTGCATTAGAAGTTGATGGTGCTGCATATTGGTTGTCAGAAAATGGTTTCTTTAAATACTCTGGTAACCTTAGAGACTATGATTTGTTTAGTAGAAGATTTTGTTTATGATGATTTAAATACAACAGCTAACCAATTAATTAATGTTGGATTAAATAATTTGTTTGGTGAGATTACTTGGTTTTATTGTACAGAAAGTTCAACTGTAATTAATAGATGTGTAACATATAATTATCATGGACTCAACTCCACAAAGACCTGTATGGACTACAGGAACTTTATCAAGAACAACATGGCAAGATTCATCTGTGTTTGGTTTACCACATGCAACTAGTTTTACTGCAGGTGATGACACATCTTTTGATGTAGTAGGTAATACTGAAGGAAGCACAATATACTTTGAACATGAAAAAGGAACGGATGAAGCATTAGCAAGTGGTGTAAATGTAATTACTTCTAATATTGAATCAGGAGACTTTGATATTACACAACAAAGATCTGGACAAGGTCAACAAACAGGTGTTGCAACGTTTCCAAGGAGATGGTGAATTTATTATGAAGATAAGAAGATTTATACCTGACTTTTTATCTCAAACAGGAAATACACAAGTAACTTTACAGCTTAGAAACTATCCAAATAGCTCACAAGCAAGTTCACCACTTGGACCCTTTACAATTACTTCAGTTCTACTGATAAAGTAGATACACGTGCAAGAGCAAGAGCTATATCTTTGAAAGTAGCTAATACAGCTGCTAATCAAAGTTGGAAGCTTAGGTACGTTTAGATTAGACACACAACCAGACGGAAGAAGATAATGGCGTGGTAGTTTCTATAATGAAGGTAATATTGTTTTGATCCAAGCACTCTTATTCAAATGGCTGATGGTTCAACTAAAGAAATTAAAAATATACAACTTGGTGATGATACTAAAGGTGGAGAAGTTACAGGTGTATTCCAATTTAAAGCATCTGATGAAATTCACGATTACAAAGGTGTTACTGTTGCAGGTAGTCACTATGTTAAAGAAGATGGTAGATTTATTATGGTTAAAGATAGTCCACTGTCCGTTAAGATTGATAAGATACCAGTTGTCTACTCACTAGATACAACTGGTCGAAGAATCTTTATTAACGATATTGAGTTTGCTGATTACAATGGTGATGGTGTTGCTAAAAACTTCTTAACAAATGCAGGTGTAGATCTAACTGGTTTTGATAAAGAAGTATTAAGACAAGTAGAACACAGATTAATATAATGGCAAAATGGTAACACAGAGATAAAAGCTTTTGTATATGACACTTCTGCAGGTAGAGCTTATCAGTTTGCAGAGCATACTGTAAACTCAGGTAATTCAAAATCTATATCTGATGGTACAATTATATTAGAAGAGAGTGACAAGTTACAATTACAAGCAGCAACAGCTGACATATTTGAGGGAACAGTATCAATACTAGAGTTTGATAGAACATAGGAGAAAAATGCAAGTAATAAAACCAGAAAAGATAATAGAAAAAATAACTAACCTTAAAACAGGTGAAGAATACAAAGACGATAACGAATGGAAATCAAAAGGAATAGCGGAAGAAGATATCAGAAGAGATATAAAACTTATTATGCCAAGCCTTGATATTTTCGGAAAAACAAAATAAACTAATAAAACTATGCCAATTTCAAGAATGCAAATGCCCAGACAATTAAGAAGAGGTGGCGGAATAATGAACGTCGCACCAAGACAAGGTTATTTCCTTGGAGGTATTGGTGATTGTAAAAGAGCTAGATTTAAGAGAAACAGGTGGATTTATTCCTCCAGTTGGTGTAAAAGAAAAGGCAGATGACATTCCTGCAATGTTATCAAACAACGAATTCGTATTTACTGCTGATGCTGTAAGAGCAGCAGGTGGTGGTAGTGTAAATAAAGGTGCTCAGATTATGTATGACACTATGAAAAAATTAGAAAACGGAGGAACAGTATAATGGCAGTTAGTGAAACTAGAGTCAGGCCACCGGAATTTATAGAAGCAGCGGGTAAAACTTATTTAGAAGATCTTTCAACAGCAGTAGGTGATTTTAAAGGTGCTGATCTTTCCAAAGTATATGGTGCTCAAAATGTAGCTGGATTAGATCCTTTACAACAAGAAGCAATTAAACAATTACAAGCAGGTATTGGTGCATATGAACCATACATTCAAGCTGCAGGAGCAGCTACTGGGTCCTACAGGCTATCAACAATTTATGTCTCCTTATCAACAAGATGTCATTGATGCAACTTTACAAGAATATGATCTTCAAGCACAAAAAGGTTTAGGTAATTATCTCAAAGTGCTATTGCTTCTGGTGCTTTTGGTGGTGCAAGAGAAGGTGTTGCACAAGCAGAATATATGTCAAACTCAGATAGAAACAGAGCAGCATTACAAGCACAATTATTAGGTCAAGGATTTACACAAGCTAATCAATTAGCTCAAAATCAATTTAGTAATCAAATGAATTTAGCTCAACAATGTTCCTGCATTACAAGGTCAACAAGTTGCAGGTCTAACTACATTGGGTGGAGCATTACAAGCACAAAGACAAAATGAATTAACTGCTAACCAACAATTAAATATACAAAATTTAAATCAACCATTAACTGCTGCACAGCAATATGGTTCAGGAAAGATTATTCACCTGAAAGAATTTACTACGAAAGTTTAAAACAATTAACTGATCCAAAAGCTGCTACAGGTTTTACAAGAACAATTGAACAAGATTATCCAGAAGCTTATGCAGAATATAGAGCATATATTGGTCCGAGTATAAGAAAAAATCCAGAATTAAAACAAAAATTTATAGGAACATTACCTAATCAGAAAAAAGGAAAAACCAGACAATTCAGATTTGAAGAAATGATTCCTGGAGGATTATATTTTAAACCTGATGTTAAAAAATTATACGAAAGAGATCCTGAAAAAAATATATTAATAGAGTACAGCCCATATACAGGTGAAAAGTTAAGAGAAATACCTTTAGGATAGGAGCTTAAATGGCATCATACTACGATCCAACAAAAAGCCTTCCACCAAAAAAAACTTAATCAAGGCGAAATAAAAGATTATATTAATTTAACTCCTGAAGCTGAAGAAGATAATGAGATAAGTCAATTTGAAGCTGGATTAGCAGGTGTTGCATCAGGTGTTTTAAAAATACCAGAAGGTTTTGTATCATTAGGTGCAGAACTTATGGACGCAACAGGGATGACACAAAACGCTGCTGCAAGAGTAGAATCAGTTTTTGACACTATAAATCCCTTTGAAGAAATAGCACAAGAAAAAGCAGCCGGAAAAATTTTAGAAGCAATAATTCAAATAGGTGTGCCTGCAGGAGCTGGTGCAAAAATTGCATCTAAATTAGCAACTAAAGCATTACAAGCTAGAAAAGCAGGAAACTACGTAAATCTAAAAGGCAAAAATATTAAAAAAGGTCTTAAAAAAGTTCAAGAATTAAATGACAAAGAAAGATATGCAAGATTTGGAGCTGCTGTAGTTGGTGGAGCTGCTGGTGAAGTATTTGTAGGAGATGCTGAAAAAATTGGAACGTTTGGTGATGCATTCGATATAGGTCCTACTCAATTAGATTTAGATGAATCTCAAGGTCCTAAAGAAGATGCAAGTAGAAAATTAATTAATAGATTAAAATTTGGTGCAGACTCAATAGTTTATTTTCCATTTGTTTATGGAGCAACTAAATTAGTTGGTAAAGTAGCACAATACGGAAAAGAATTAGCTTTTAGCTCATCTAAAATAAATAAATCTATAGATAAAATAGCAGGAGTTGTGAGACCTACTTCCGATAAACCTGAAGCAATGTTTTTAGCTAAAAATGCAGAAGAAGCAGGAAAAGCAGCGGATGCTAACTTTGCAATGGAACAAGTAAAGAGAATAGATAATGAAGTTGGTAAAATGTTTCCAAGTATTAAAACACTTTTCAATAAAGGTTTAAGAGAACAATACACTAAACAACAAGATCAATTTTATAAAGATTTAAAAGAACTAATGTTTGAAGGAGATTTATCAAAAAAATTAGGAAACACAAAGCTTTCACAAAAATTACAAAGACAGATGAAAAATGGTGGTTTGAATTCTGATTCACAAAAAATTGTGTTTGATTCTATTTATAATACTAGACAGAAATTTGGATCTTTAGTTGAAACCGTTAAAGAAGGTAGTACGGCTAAAGTTACTCTTCCAAAAAATATGAGAGATTTACCTGGTTTAATGGGAGATAGATTAAAAATAATGTTGGGTGGAACATATAAAATATTTCAAAACCCATATGTGGATTCGTTAACAGGATATAAACCTACGGATGAATCTATAAATACAGTGAAACAAATATTGAAAAGACATGGAGAAAGACATGGAAGAAATTTATCCAATGATGAATTAAGTTACAGAGTGAATGAAATATTGGATAGTGCAATTAAGTTTACACCTAAAACACAATTACCTTCATTTAAAATGACTGACTTAACAATAGGTGCAAAAACACCTGATGTAAGAAAAAATTTTTTACAAACTTTAAGTAAAAAAAATAAAAACGGTGATTCAGCTACCGAAATTATAGGTAAGGGAAGTAAAGCTTTTAGAAAATTATTTGGAGAAGTAGATGATGCAAGAGAATCAATTTACAGCGGTATAGGATTACTTTCTAATTTAGCAAGAAGATCAGAGTTTATAGATACTGTTTTAAAACAAAATGATGAAGCTATTGCAAAAGGTACTAAGGGACTTTTTTATTCTGAAAAACAAGACGCAATTAGAGAATTAGGAGCTGGTGGATTAAATAAAATTGTATCATTAGATGAAACATTAGAAGGTATGTTTAAAAATGGTGTTCTTGTTAATAGATTAAAAGGCTTACACACAACAAAAAGAAATATCTGAATCATTTGAAGCTGTAAATAAATTAAGTGATTGGTTTACAAGTAAAGGTGGAAATGCATATAAATATGTTTTTCTATATCCAAAAGCTGGTGCACAAGTTGCAAAAACAGTTTTGTCTCCTACAACACACGTAAGAAACTTTTTAAGTGCTTCAATGTTTTCAGTAGCCAATGGAACTTTATTTACAAATCCTGCTTTAGTTTTAAAAGCAATGAATAAAGCACGTAAATCTGTGCAACTAGGTGTTAGATCTCCTGAAGCAATGCAGGAATATAGAAGATTATTAGAATTAGGTGTTGTGAATACCAACACTAAAATGGGAGACTACCAAGCTTTATTAAGAGACATTGAATTAAATCCAGATGGTGGTTTTTCAACAAATGTATTTAAAAGAATGTTACAAAAATTATCAAGAGTAACTAAACCAGCGCAAGATTTATATACAGCAGAAGATGATGTTTATAAAATTTATAATTATTGGGTAGAAAAAGAAAGATTAGGTGATGCATATTTAAAAGCAGGTATTAAAAAAACTTTTACTCAATTAGAAGAAGAGGCAGCTGATATTGTTAGAAACACAGTTTCCAAACTATGCATATGTATCTGATATTGTAAAAGGATTACGTTCAACTCCTTTTGGTAATTTTGCATCTTTCCCAACTGCAGTTATGAATAGCGCTGTTGGTGTTGGTAGTAGAATATTAAAAGAGATGAGACATTCTAAGCCTACGAAAGGTTCTAATATGTTACCTATGGTTTTTGAAACAGGAAAAGGATTAGTTAAAAATGATAATCCTCTTTATGGTATTGGTATGAAAAGGTTAATGGGAGCTTCAGCTGCATTTGGAAGTGTAGGTGTCGGAATAGGTGAAGGATTTAAAGCAATACTTGGAACTACGGATGAACAAGAAACAGCTCTTGAAAGATGGGTTGCACCATATGAAGTTGGTGACAAAAAATTTATTTCTTATGATGAAGATGAAAATGGAAAAAGAACTTATTATTATCAAAACTGGAGTAGTAATAATGCCTACGATTATTTAGAACAACCTTTTAGAACTCTTTTAAGATCCGTCCAAGAGGGTATTGAAAAAGATGAACAATTAATGACAGGTTTCATTAAGGGTATATCGGATGCTTTTACAAGATCAATAGAACCATTTACATCAGAATCAATTGCACCAGAGGCAATTATAGATATTATTATAAGAGAAGGAGTAACCGATACAGGTAGTTACCACTTACACCAATGCCTAATCAACAAGTGGTTCAGACTGCGGCTATACCAGCAGCAGGCGCCATGAATCAGGGATTGACGCCAACTGAAAATGCATTATTATCCGAAGAAGAGAAACAAATTAAACTAAGATCAAGAGGACTGGCATAATGCCTAAAAAAGATTTAGCACTGGAGAGAATAGAATCTCACGAAAAACTTTGCCGTATTATGCAAAAACAAACTCATCAAAAAATTTCAGGAATAGAGAACGATATTAAAGAAATTAAAAATCATATGCGTTATGCAATGACTGCTTTAGTAGCAGGTATGTTTACTATTATAGTAATACTATTCGAAAAACTGTAGTTATTTTGGGAGGTTAGGCACTCAGCTGCCGGGATTGATTATAGTGGGGACTATAATCGCTATATCCATTCTCTAAAATCTTCATCCATTATTTTATTTGCAATATTAACTTTGTTACGCAAAGCTTTTACAATTCTTTCATCAATAGTATCTTGAGTCATTATATCAATGTAAGTCATTTTTCTTGTTTGACCTATACGATCAATACGTGCTTCTGATTGTTGACGCTTCTCAAGATCATAACCATTTGAAAAATAAATCATATTGCTTCCAGCAGTTAATGTAATACCATAACCACCTGTATGAGTAGTACCTACAAAGAATCTACACTTATCATCGTTTTGAAATTTTTTAATATTAGCTGATCTTGCATCAGTATCGGTTGCACCATAATAATCTACAACAGATCATCACCATATACTCTTTTTATTTCTTTAATTATTCTTCTTACATCATGTGTGTAGTGGGACCATATAATAGTTTTACCTTCTACGTTTTCAAGTATGCTCATTAATTCACCAAGCCTACTACAAGGTAAATCTTTTATGGTACCATCATCTGCAGTGAAATGTCCACAAGTAATTTGATGTAGTCTCATTAATTGAGTCATAACTGTAGCTGAAGATTGCATCTTGCCATCTAAAAAAGCTATTGCTTCTTTTTTCATTTGCTCATATACTTTCTTTTGCTCTTTTGTAAGCTCAACATAATGCTTGACATAACTTTTTTCAGGTAGATCTAAACAATCATCTTTTAATATTCTTTTAGAAAAAGGTTTTATCTTATCAGATAACTCACCAAGATTTCTATAACCTACAACTATTTCTACTTGACGACCATTGACTTGAATTTTTTTACAGATAGAATATCTGGCACGAAATGTATAGTAAGATTGATGATCTAGGAGCCAGGGATCAAGGAATTGACATTGACTATATAAATCTAATGGTGATTTAGTTACAGGAGAACCTGTAAGTATTCTTCTATATTTACAATGATCACTTAGTTTTAATATGTTTTTAGTTCTATTAGAAGTAGGTGTTTTAATAGTAGTAGATTCATCAATAGCAACCATTGATTTAGGATGTGCAGATAAAAATTTATATGCAAATTCTGCACCATTACCTGATGAAAAAGACTCTACATTCATAATTAAAATGTTTAGATGTGTACCTGATTTAAACAAAGTATTTAAAAGTAACTGTTGTTTTTTTGATTTATCTGATGTTTTCCAAAGTACTATATTTTTTTCTATATGGTCTGGTAGGTGTGTAGGTATTTCTGAGTCATACCAGTTTTTATACACACCTTTAGGAGCAATTAATAACAGACCATTTATTAAACCTTTATCATATAATACAGCTGCATTATCTAATAATACTTTAGATTTACCTGTACCCATTTCCATAAAGTACGCAAAATTTTCTTTATCCCAAGATGCTTCTAATGCATCTAATTGATGGCCATAAGGCTTAGTTTTAAATTTGTAGTTCATTTGCTTTTTCTTTCTAATTTGTTATATAATACAAAAGAATAAAAGTCAATGAGCAAAGTTTATTTAGTACAAGACATACCTGTCGACAGAGAAAGTGGTCAACCAAAATATAATGTTATGGGTGCACAAAAGTATGGCGATATTACGGTTATGCTTCCTGCAAAAGCTCAAATGATTTTTTCTCCTGGTCCATTAATTTTTCAAATAAAAGATAAATTAAAAAATTTTACAACCGACGATTACTTATTATTATCTGGTGATCCTGCAATTATCGGAGTGACATGTTCTGTTGTTTCTGATATGACTAACGGCAAATATAAGTTGTTAAAATGGGACAGACAGGAAAAAACATATTATCCACTAGAGATAAATATTTTTCAAAACTAGTATTGACATTTCAATATAATAATCCTATATACCTTTTACGAAAGGCAATATTATGGATATAAATTTAAGACAAGATGCACCGGATCAAACTGATATTATTGATCCTAAAAAATTATCAGAAGAAGTAGAGAAATTAAAATCTTTACAATCTGAAATAAAAAATCTAGAAGATAGAGTGAAAGATTTAAAAGAAGATGAAAAACATTTTAGTTGTGTTATTATTCCAAAGTTAATGGAAGATATGAATTTAAAAAGTTTAAAACTACAAGATGGTTCTGAACTTACAATTAAAAAGATTTATAGTGCCTCAATGAGAGCTGACAAAAAAGCTGAGGCGATACAATGGCTTCGAGACAATGGCTTAGGTGATATTGTAAAAAATAATATTACAGTAACATTTGGTCAAGGCGAAGATAACAAGGCTGTCGAATATGCTGGCCTTGCGAGGGAGCGTGGCTATGAACCAACTCAAGACGAGAAAGTTCACCACGCTTCACTCACAGTAGTGATGAAGGATTACAAAGAAAAAGGTAATGAGATCCCTTCAGATCTATTTAGTACGTTTGACGGAAGTCAGACTAAATTAAAAAATAAATAATAACGATTAACTAATAGGAGTTATATATGAGTACAGAAAGTACAATCGTAAAGAAAGATAATGCAGGTGCATTATCTACAATAAACCTAAGAGCTGATTCAGGTAAAGGAACTGAGGAGTTAAATCGGATGATGTATCAACACCGATTTTAAAAATTCTTCATCAGTTATCACCTGAATGTAACTCAAGAAATGCAAAGTACGTTGAAGGTGCAAAACCTGGAATGATCTATTCTGGTAGTTTTGGAAATTTAATTGATGGTGAGAAAGGACTAGATATAGTTGTTGCTCATACTCAAACTAGATTTCCAGAGTGGCAAGAAAGAGGAGACAGCGCAGCTCCTGTAGGAACTCATTTAGAGATACCTGCAGATGCTACTGAAGAAAAAAATGGTAGATATAGATTACTAATGGAAACTATGTAGAAAAAACTATGTATTTCTATGTAGTTGCTATAGTTGGTAATGAGTTTAGAAAAGCTGTTATTGCCATGAGATCATCTAATTTAACTCCAGGTAGAGAGTTAAACAACTTGATTGCTAACTTGAGAATGACAGATTCACAAGGTACATTTCAACCGGCAGCATACACTGCAGTGTTCAACTTAAAAACAGTTGGAAAAAACTGGGGTGATAAAAGCTGGCATGTGTACAAGCCGTCATTAGTAAAAATGTTAGATGTATCCAAAGGTATGGATGCTGAAGCTTATACTATGGCACAGAATCTACAGAAAGAAGTTTCTAAAGGTTCTGCTAAACCAAAGTATGATAAAGTTGAAAACAAAAATACTAAAGACATTATCTAATTCCCTAGAGGAATGTAGCTACAGAGGCGCTGAAGGGAGACTGGAGGCGCCTTTAGAAATTATTAAAAGGACAGGAATAAATGCAGGAATATATAAAATACTTTTCAGGATTGAAAAGAAACTACGGAGTTTGCAAGACTACTGAAGGTTTTGTAGATGGAGAGACAGGTAAGAAAAGGTATCCACACGAATGGTCCTCAATACCTGTTGTTGAACAAGATTATTTAGATCACTTATCTGGTGTTAAATCTATTGGTATACAACCATGTACTGATGAAGGTAAAGCTAGATTTGGTGCAATTGATGTAGATAAATATCCAATAGATAGAAAATTTTATTTAGACATCATACAAGAAAAAAAGCTTCCGATAATACCTGTCCTATCGAAGAGTGGTGGACTACATTTATATGTGTTCACCACTGAGTATGTAAAAGCAAAAGCGATAAGAGACTTTTTAGAACAGGTTTTATTTTTATTTAAACTACCAATCAATACAGAAATATTTCCAAAACAAACTTCACTAGGTGAAAATGCTGATGGTGAAAAGACTAACGGTAACTTTATAAACTTACCTTACAATAGTATTTCTAGAAAAGCATTACTACCAAGTGGTGAAGAAATGCAAATTGATATGTTTTAAAAGTTGTTGCAGCAAATGCACAAACAGAAGATCAACTAAAAGATATACAAAAAAGAATTGTAGAAGATGAATTATCGGGTGGTGGAGAAGAGTTTGTAGATGGTCCACCATGTTTAGGTATACTAACAAAACAACTAATGAAAGATGGTAGAGATAGATTCTTATATAACTATATGGTGTTTGCTAAGAAAAAGTATCCAGACAAATGGCAAGACAAAGTAATAGAAGCTGCAAGAAAATATTTTGAGTTTGATAATAACTGGACAGATATACATGTAAATCAAAAGATTAAAAGTTGGAGTAAAGATACTAAAGGTCATACTTGTAATGATCCATTACTAGCACCGGTGTGTGTAAAGTCTGTATGTATGAAAAGAAAGTTCGGGATTATATCAGATAATAAACCGGTATGGCCAGCGTTATCAGCATTACAAAAACTAAATATAAAACCTACACCTGAATGGTATTTTACTGTTGAGAATGAAGAAGGACAAACAAAACAAGTGCACGCAAAGAATGTGCATAGAATAGAAAGCCAAAAAGAATTGAGAGCATTATTAATGGAGCAAGTACATATAGTACCACCAACAATAAAAGGTAATGACTTTTATGAAATACTAAAAAATTTATTTGAGAAATCTAAGATAGAAGTATTAGAACCTGCAGAAGGAACTAATCCATCTGATATATTAAAAGCACATATCAATAGATATATAAATGATCCACAAGCTAAGAAATATAATTCTTTCAAAAGTGGTAGACCATTGTTAGATGATGAGTATGCATACTTTTTATATAGTGCATTCTATGATGATTTAAAAACATATGAATGGAAAGAATCATCAGCTAAAACATCACTAATGATTAAAGCATTATTTCCTAGTAAGAAACCAGAAGACCAAGCTAAGTTTGATCACAGTAAAAAATTTCCTGGAAAAGATTCTGACAACAAACAATATCCACCATTAAAGACTTTACGAATACCATTAAAGTATTTTGAAAGTGAAGAAGAAGTTAATGAACAACATCAGTTTGAAAGTGAAGAAGACATAGTATGATTTATAAATACTATGGTCCACCAGGAACCGGTAAGACATTTAAACTTATAAGTAGATCAAAAGCATACGCAAGACTAGGAACCCCACTTCACAAAATAGGTTACTTTGCATTTAGTAAAAAAGCTGCAGGTGTTGCAAAAGAAAGAATGCCTGCTAATGAAAAGAATCTTCCATACTTTCAAACACTACATTCTTTTTGTTTTAATTTTTTAGATATGAAGAAAGAAGATATCATGCAGCCATATCATTATGAAAAGTTTGGTAAAGAAATAAATGTAAAAGTAAAATACGCAGACAAATATAACAAAGAAGAAATAAGTTATTTAACTTGTGACAATCCTTATTTTCAATTGATACATAAAGCAGTAAATAAATGTATTACTGTTAGAGAAGAATACGAACTATGGGAACATGATACAAAAGAAATAGTATGGTCAACTCTAAAATATATAAGTGATAATTTAATTAAATATAAAGATGCTAAGAATCTATATGACTTTAATGATCTGGTAGATCTTACAATTAAATCTAAAGACAAAGAAAACTTTCCTACATTCAAAGCAGTATTTATTGATGAAGCACAGGATCTATCACCATTACAATGGAAACTATTTGATGTGTTTAAAGAAAAATCACAAGATATCTATTTAGCAGGTGATGATGACCAGGCTATATTCGTATGGGCTGGTGCAGATGTAGAGAGATTTATAAAGAACCGGCTAAAGAAAGGGTCCTAAAGTACTCTAAACGTGTGTCTAGAACCGTCCAGGAGGAGTCTCAGAAGCCGATTGAGAAGATTATGGGTATAAGGAAGGAAAAACACTATTTACCCCGAGATTTGAAGGAGAATCATTTACCATAGGTAACCTGAGTCAAGTAGATTTGACTAAAGGTAAGTGGTTAATTTTAAGTAGAACTATATCTAGACAAGTAAAGATAGCTGAAGAATTGAAACGTAAAGATTTATTCTATGAAACTAATAAAGGTAAAAGTTTTGCAGTAACTATGTATCGAGCTGCAATGCAATACGAGTCTTGGACCAGGCATCAGGAATTAGAAGATAGAATTATAAAAGATATAAAAGAATACACAGGTGATGTTGAATGGAATCGAAACAAAGATTGGTTTGATGCATTTGTTGAAGCTGATGAAAAAGAAAAATTGTATATAAAAAATATGTTAGACAATGGAGAGAATTTAAATACTGATGCTAGAATATGGCTATCCACAATACACGCAGCAAAAGGTGGAGAAGAAGATAACGTAATTTTATGTTTAGATATGGGAAAGAAAATTCTTAAATCTATTAAACGTAGTCAAGAGAAAAATGATGAAGAACATAGAGTCTGGTACGTAGGAACCACAAGAGCAAGAAATAACCTATATAAACTAAAAGCAAAAATACAAAGAACAGGATATCAACTATGAGAATAATTACATCAGATATATTTATAACAATCACATTAACATTTTTTGTCATCAACATAATGGAGGTATTAAAATGACACACAAAGATATATTTAAAGATTCATTTCCACAAGATAAACAAATTGGAGGATCACATTACAAAGACTTTCACATTCAACCTTATGAATTTATATCAAAGAATGACCTTTCTTTTTTTCAGGGCAATGTTATAAAGTATGTTTGTCGCTATAAGAACAAGGCTGTAGGAATACAAGATCTTGAAAAAATAATTCATTACTGTGAATTAGAAATTAAAACAATGAAAGATAGACCACGACCACGAAACAAAAAAATTTAGAGGATTAAAAAGAAATGATCATACCACAAACAGAATGGTTAGCACCTACAGAATTTCCAGAGTATCCTGATCTAAGATCAGCAAATGAAATTGCAATTGACTTAGAGACACGTGATCCAGACTTAAAGAAACTGGGTTCAGGAGCCATCATAGGTAATGGTGAAGTTGTAGGTATAGCTGTTGCTGTAGATGGTTGGAAAGGTTACTTTCCTATTGCTCATGAGATTGGTCCTAACTTAGATCGTAAAAAAGTTTTAGATTGGTTTAAAGATGTATGCGAATCACCTGCTACAAAAATATTTCATAACGCAATGTACGACGTATGTTGGATACGTAATTTAGGTATAAAAATCAATGGTTTAATCGTAGATACTATGATTGCAGCATAGTCTTATAGATGAGAATAGATTCTCTTATACACTAAATACTATGTCTTGGACTTATCTTAAACAAAGGTAAGAACGAAGCAAGATTAATAGAAGCTGCAAAAGAAAGAGGACTAGATGCAAAAGCTGATATGTGGAGATTACCTGCAATGGAAGTTGGATCTTATGCTGAAGCAAGATGCTGAACTTACTTTAGAACTTTGGCAAATTTAAAAAAATAATTATTGAAGATGATTTACAAAATGTATTTAATCTTGAGACAGATCTGTTTCCTTGTCTGGTTGATATGCGCTTCCTAGGGGTGAGGGTAGATGTCGAGAAAGCCAATCAATTGAAAACAGCACTGGCAGTAAAAGAAGAAAACCTAATACAACAAATAAAAATAGAAACAGGAGTAGAAGTTCAGTTAATGGCAGCAAGAAGTATTGCTCAACTTTTCGATAAATTAAATTTACCTTATTCAAGAACTGAGAAATCTGATGAGCCATCATTTACTAAAAACTTTCTTGTTACACATAAACATCCTGTAGTACGTATGATAGCAGAAGCTAGAAAAATAAACAAGGTCAGAACTACATTTATTGATTCTATTATTAAACATGAACAAAGGTAGAATACATGCAGACATAATCAAATTAGATCTGATGATGGTGGTACAGTTACCGGTAGATTTAGTTATTCTAATCCTAACCTACAACAGATTCCAGCAGTGATCCAGATACAGGACCATGATAAGAAGTTTATTTATACCTGAAGAAGGTTGCAAGTGGGGTACGTTTGACTACTCGCAACAGGAACCAAGATTAGTTGCACACTACTCACTAAAATTTGAATTACCTTCTGTAAATGATATTGCAGATTCATATGAATGATCCTTCAACAGACTTTCACAAAATTGTTGCAGAGATGGCAGAGATACCTAGATCACAAGCAAAGACAATTAATCTTAGGTTTATTTTATGGTATGGGTAAGGGTAAGTTAATGAATGAATTAGATTTAACAAAAGAGAAAGCTGATGAATTATTTAAAAAGTATCATGGTAAAGCACCTTTTGTAAAACAGTTAATGAATAAAGTTATGAACGCAGCATTAAACAAAGGTCAAATAAAAACATTACTTGGTAGACGTTGTAGATTTCCAAAGTATGAACCTATATTAAATGGTAGTGATTGGGGTAAATATATACCACCAGAAGATGAAGAACGTATGAAAGAACTTACAAGAAATGGGACCAGTGTTAAAAGATTTTGAAGGTAATATTATTAAAGACAAAGATGGAAGCCAAAGAAAAATTATTGGCATAAGAATCCAACACGTAGAGCTTTTACATACAAAGCATTAAACAAATTAATTCAAGGATCAGCTGCAGATATGACAAAAAAGCAATGGTTAATTTGTATAAAAACGGATATCTTTCACATATACAAATACATGATGAATTAGACTTTTCTATTGAATCAGAAGAACAAGCTGATAAAATAAAAAGCATTATGGAACAAGCAGTGACTTAGAAGTTCCAAATAAAGTAGACTATGAATCTGGTCCTAACTGGGGAGAAATAAAATAATGTACTATGGCTTATTTAAATGCTAACATACCGCCGATTTATTGTAAAATAAGAAGGGAGTATCTCTATGATCTTAAAAAAAATAAAGGACAGTCTAGTGACTGTGTTATCTTTGGTCTTAGCTCTATTTCAGGTCGTGCAATCTTATTTCATTGCATGCTACCAAATGGTGCGGTCTTTTATAGACTACCTATTTCAGCATTCTTTCAAAAAGAATTTGAAAGAAAAGACGTGCCTGATATGCGAGTGGATCAACTCCAACTGTGGAACTGCTTTAGTTATTATCCTAGTGTCCATTGTTTTGATTGGTTGGCTGGTATAGACGGAAAGTATTTGGTAAAGATAAAAAATTTTACGAAGGTCAATATTTATTTACTGTTGACTGGGCGCATCCAGAGACTAATATACTAAACACGGAACATTCAGAAATTCCGCAAGAGCACAAGTGTGCACACATAATAGCATTGAAAAATGGTAATTATGCAGCGCAGCCAAACAACAGAATCATTTGGCATGTGAATAGTTATACAACAGATAATGATTGGCCAGACTATAGCGTACAAACTACGTACTGGGACTGTGAAGGATCTGATTGGGTAACAGAAGATTCTGATAAAATGTTTTATGATATTGAGGAGAAAAAATGAGTTTAAATATATGTGAACACATATGCCATTGTGGCGACAAGTGTCCAGGATTACCTGAAGAAGGTGGTTGTGGATGTGCAACTTGCATACACCCCATGACTTGGTGGAAAAAAATTTTAAATTGGTTTAGATAATGAATTTAGTAGATTTATTAAAAAAAAATATAGTAATGGTTCCGGTTGTGGCATCAGTCCTAGTTGGAACTTTTACTGGTGTTCGTTACATTGTAAATCTTACTGACACTATTAATCAAAACGAATTAAGACTTACTAATCTTGAAAGAGATGTAGGTGTATTAGAAAAAAATATTACAGATATTAATACAAGATTATCTTCTGCTGAAGCAACATGGCAGATGGCAGAAAATTTATATAGACAATTAGCTGATCAAGTTAGAGAACACAGTTATGATATCAAAGATCTTAACAGAGAAATAAATTATTAAGGTGACCTATGGAGATAGCCAGGATGAATTATTATTTTACAGGTGCATTAATTGTTTTATTTGTATTGTTATGTTTTATAAAACCTGCACATAGTAGAAATGAATATCTTAATAATGGTACTAATACTTGTAGCACTGGTGGACAAGTTTATAGGACCAAAAGATGAGTAATAAACCATTAAACATCGGAGAAGAGGCACGCGTGCAGATGCCGATGAAGACGGTTGCTAGCCTGATCGTGCTCGTCGCAATGGGCGTGTTCGCATATACGGAGCTGACTGCGAGGTTGGTATCGTTAGAGACATCACGTGAGTTGTTTGAAAATGATTTATTAAAAAAATCTGAACAGGTCCCTACCGATCAGGAGCAACATTTTTTAATTGAGGATTTTATACAAGTCTGTAGAGAAAATGGAAGAGACTCAAGAGATGAATATGACAAACAAAGTTAATATAGAATTTTTAAGAGAACAATTAGATAAAGCATTGGCTGATATTGAAGAATTAAAAGATAAGGTAAGACAAAATGGAGGTCATTAATGGAGTTGATTGTAGCTTTACTTATGATTGTTAATGGAGAGATCAAAGAACATAGAATTCAAATTGATCCTGAAACAGGTAAACATTCAATGTCAATGTGCTTGAAAGGAAAAAGGGTTGCAATGAGATCGAATAAAAATAATAATGTCATTTATCAATGTATCAAGTCGATGGCCGAGCTCGAGTCGAACGTAGATGGATCAAAATCAATTAAAAAATTAATATTAGAATAATGAAAAAAAATTGTAATCAATGTAAAAAAGAGTTTGAAGCTAAAGAAGAATTAGATTTATTCTGTAGCCAGGACTGTAAGGAAGAAGCTCTAGCTGCTCTTGACAATGACAGCGATGAGTGTTTAAGCTGTCAATAATGAATCTTTCAAGAAATTTCTCCCTTCAGGAGCTTATCAAGTCTGATACTGCAATACGTAAAGGTATCAATAACAATCCTAACTCAGGTCAAATAGAAAAACTAAAAGCACTGTGTGAAAATATCTTACAACCCGTCCGGGACCATTTCGGTAGAGTTAAGGTCACATCAGGGTTCCGTAGAAGACCTTTGCCTTGCCATAGGTAGCTCGAGTCGAAACAGCCAGCATGCAAAAGCTGAGGCCGCTGACTTCGAATGTGTTGGAGTTGACAACGCTGAAGTTGCTGATTGGATTAAAATGAACCTTGAAACAGATCAATTGATTCTCGAGTTTTACACCCCAGGCGAACCCAACTCGGGATGGATACATTGTAGTTGGATTCCAGAAGGAAGACGTGAGCAATTTATGCATGCATATAAATCAGAAGGTAAAACTAAATACAAACCAGTAATAGGAAAGGCAAAAGATCTAGTATGATAGATGAAAAAACAATAAAGTTATTTAACAAAATAGATACAGTACATGGACATTGTGAAGAGTGTGGAAGAAACTATTTTAGTAGCTCTTGTCAAGAATTTTATAGATGCACTGGATGTGGTCATGATACCAAACAACATATCAATGGTAGAATAAGATACATGCAATTAGATGAATCAGATAAAAATTTTATAAAAGAAAATGGCACGACAAAGCTTTAAATTTTTTACACCTCGGGACAAGCCTAAGAAGAGAGGGCCTCGTCAACATAAAAAAAATAAAAATAAAAGACGAGAAGCGTCATCAAAAGCAGCGAAGGTACAAGGGTCAAGGATAAGGGTTCAGGCCTCAGGCTTTTCTGTATTGTCTGTTTTCTCACACGTAAATTTAGGGTATAATTCAGCAGTATTTACTACATCTGCAGTAAAATGCTTACCATCAAATAATACAGAGTAAGACTCACCCAAACCTTTTTGTACACACTCATAGTGTGTTTTATAAAATCTATCATAATCATGGTCTTTGACTGGCACTTCAGCGCAATTCTGATTGACCACAGAACATATGTATATTGTTAAAAAAAATTTCATTGACTTCCTTGTAAAAAAATATAAAAATCCTATATATTAAATATAAAGACAGTTAGGATACAGTAATGACAGACATAAGTAAATACAAATCAGTCGCACTCTCGCACGAAGCGTGTGGAAAGTTAGATAAAATTTGTAAAGTTATCGTGCCAACGGTAAGAGTATCTAGAGCAAAAGCTTTAGAATTAATAATCAACGAGAAGGTGAGTAAAACTAAATGGTAAGTTACGGAACAAAAGCGGTTGATATTTATCAATCAAGAACAAAAGACCCAGTAAAATCTTTATGGCGAAACGTATTAGTGGTTGCTATTGAAGATGCAATTAAAGCCTGTGTAATGAAACATAAGTACAAAGCAGATGTGACATTTCATGACCTTTTATATATTACAGAACCAAATCAAGATTTTGCCACAATTTGCCACTATGCTGATTTGGACCATAATTTAGTAAGAAAAAAAGTTGGTTTAACATTTAAAAAGATAGAGGAAAGTTATGCAGAAGGTAATATGTCAGACGTGCAAGGGCAATGGCTACATAAAGGTAATCGGTATGAACGAGCAACAAGAATCAATAATACGCTTAATCGAACAATGCAGGGAGTGTAATTCGCAAGGCGAGATAACTAAAAAAATGAACTGTTGGCATTGTAAAACAGAATTGATATGGGGCGGAGATCACGATACCGAAGATAATGAAGATTATGACATCGTAAGTAATTTATCCTGTCCTAATTGTCATTCGGCAGTTGACGTATGGCACCCATCAGAAAAATTAATAAAAGAATATAAAGATTATAAGGAGAAAAATGACACTAAGAATAGCAATAGTTAACGCACTAGAAACAAGATATGAGGCTCAAATAGCTGAGGCTCAAGCTACTATTAAAATATACATGGAAAGCTCTGTAGGTATTGGAGAACACCCACAACATATTGATGAAGTAGATAAACAATTACAGAAGATAGCAGAGGCTGAAGAGAAGTTACAAGCTCTTCAAAGTTTTAAGTTATGAGTTATGCATATCGCCACAGTGTTCGTGGACTTTGGAAAGACAATCATGCAAGCTACCATTTTCATACGCCAGTTGAATATGACATAGTTGCAGCAGATAAATATAAATTTTTAGGAGCCGATCTATCTAAGTTCAAATTAAAAAACGAAAGAGAGATTGTAAATACATTTGTAGATTACAATATAGGTGACAGAGAACATCTAATCAGAGTCAAGACTCTTTATCTAGGTAAGAGTACACACTTCAATGATAAAGAAAATAATTTTTTAATGTCTGACTATGCTTTTTGGATACCAAGAAGATTGATTCGACGTGGTCCTAATTCATGGTCCAGGAAGAAGAATAGACAAATTCATAAGGAGACAGTTGAGAAATGTTTATATAGAGCCATTATAAATAATAATCCAATGTATCAATCTTCTGGATGGGGTGGCTGGTAATGGATTGGAGCATGCCTTTGGGTAATTATGATCACAATTACTACAAGCAAATAAAAAATTTTACGTTGATTAAAGAAACACCTAAGGCGGTCTATCTTAAATTAGAAAATGATATCAATCTATGGTTCCCTAAAAAATGTGTCAAAAGTTTTAATGTTAAAAGCAAACACGCCTGGGTGTGGGAGAAAATATACAAAAGTAATATGAGTAAATATTTATCGGATAAAAAGAAAAAAGAAGCTAAACTTTTAAAAGGATTAAATAATGAAGTGGAATAAACAATTCGACTACCCAACTTCAACACGTGCCTTGATTGATGGTAAAAGGCATTATGATGTAGGGATTCAAGAAAAGTTACCAAGTGTTACAACTATTTTACAAGCTACACAAAGTGGCGAAAAAAAGGCAATATTGGCCAAATGGAGGCAGAATGTTGGCGAAAATAAGGCAGAGTTCATTAAGAATGATGCAGCTGAACGTGGTACAATCATGCATAGGATCTTAGAAGGCTATTTGCTGGGCCAAGGACACGCTGATTTAAGCGATCAGGGGCAACTTGCAGGGGTAATGGCCAAAAAGGTTATAGAGTCAGGCATCAGGGGTCATTTGGACGAGATATGGGGATCAGAGATCACTGTATACTATCCAGGTCTATACGCTGGAGCAACTGATTGTGTTGGGGTATACGACGGTAGGCCGGCTATCATTGACTTCAAGCAGTCGAACAAGCCTAAGCGAAAAGAATGGATTGAAGACTACTTTGTGCAGCTGGCGGCATACGCCATGGCTCATAACTATGTTTATAATACGAAGATACAGTCTGGAATCATTCTAATGTGTACTAAAGATAAATTGTTTCAAAAATTTGAGATAAAAGACAAAGAGTTTCAACGTTTTTTATGGGAATGGTTAAGACGTGTTGACCTATATTACGAAAAACATAGTAAATTAGCCAATAATCATGAATAATGTGGCAGGAATCAGGCATCAGGAATCAGGGATAAAAACCTATAATACTTTTTACCAGGATTTTTTAAAAATATTTTTTGAAAATAGTTACAAAGAGGGGTTACATGGTTACAATTGACTATTATTGTTATTTTAAGCCATTTGTTGAGGTTACAATTGGGTTACAATGAGGTTACATAAGGTTACAATTCCCAACGCGGAGTTCAAGTTTTTTCTTGATTTTATTTTACATAAAATCCTGTAAAAAAGTATTATAGAAAATTATGACATATAAAAAATCAAAATACAGACACGTAGTTATAAACAAGAAGCGATACTACTTCTACAAGATAACTTGGTTAGATATCCTGGGAGACAGCGGACACGCTGACAACAATGAATTTATGGATATGAAGCCTGCTGTAATGATTACTAGTGCATATGTATTTCATAATGATTCTAAAGTACTTAGAACCTTTGCTAGCTATGATGCTAACTCTGAATGCTTCAGCGATCGTAATGTGTTTCCAAAAGGTTGTGTTAAAAAGATGGAGAAGATTTTAATTTAATGAGTCTTCTTTTTTGTTTGGTGGGGTCTTTACTTTTTCTATTAGTTCTTCCACTTCAACGTCTTCGAGAATCGGTGAGTAATCGTCTATTATCTGCTTCATTCTTAGCTCTAATTCTTCTGTTGATAGGTCTTCAAGTTTACCAGTTCTTATTATCTTTTGTTCTATATACAAGCCCGCTGCTTTTCCTCTCGCAACTTCTGCATTCACCGCAGCTGACCACGCTTTCTTATCTCTTGCTTCATCTCTAAGTTTAGATAATTCTCTAACGTGACTTCCGAAAGTTACTTCATATTTCTTTTGGTATTCTTCTCTAAGTTCACCGATATATTTAACTACTAGTGGGTATGATTTTGGATTCTGTAATACACTTGATTGTTGTCTAGCGGCTTCTTTAGAATAACCTGCATCGATAGCGCATTGTGTGCCTGTCTTCCTACCTTCATTGGCAACTAATTCTTGAGCAAATTTCATTTGCATTTCTGTTAATTTTTTTGGTACTCCCATGCTATTCTTCTTCCTCTAACATTTTCTTTTCTTCTTCGAATCCTTCCATCAATAACTCTGATGTAGTTTTTTCTTTTTTAAATATTTCATTCCACCTTTTTGAGTATAAATCGTTGGTAGGTCTTGATCTACCATCGTATTGCCTGTCTTTTGTTTTCTGTGTCATATTTGTATCTGCCTTGACTTCTAGCATGACAATGATAAAAAAGCAATGATTGTAATGTTTTCATTACGCTCACTTTGTTGGTTATAAGGTTGGGGTCGGCTTACGACGTAGTTTTATCAACTCTTTCTACGAGATACTGGGCCCCATCCAAAAAGATAAAAGTTATGAATGGAAAATTATTAAGACAAGTTTTAGACAAGATGATAAAGGCTCCAGCTGTGCAACAAGCTAGAGTTCAAGTTTGTTTGCCTGATGGTAAATATTATGACGTTTCCTCTTTACAATTAATGGAAAATAAAATATTGGGAGCTAGAGAAACTCATCGACTAGTCTTAACAGTCAAAGCAGAAACATGGAATATGGGTCAAGTTTTGAACAAAATTGGATAGCCTGTTAGTTTGAAACCTGAGACCAAATTTTATGGAAATGTTAAGAAAAAAATTAATCAAATATCCTGGATTAGGATTGAAAACCTTGCTGTTCCTGGTACTCCCGATCTATTGGGTTATAATAATAATGGCGTCTTTTTCACTGTTGAATTAAAATATACAAAAACTAATAAAGTTACCATCTCCCCACACCAGATTGCGTTTCACGTGAAACACCCAAACAATACTTTTATCCTAGTTTTGGATGGCTCTTGTAGCCTGCCAAAACTTTACAGAGGAGAAAGAATCCGGGAGCTTGTTGCTTGTGGCTTGAAGCTTGAGCCTTGCGTCATGGGTTATGACGCTTGTGGCTTGCTGCTTGAGTCTTTGTAGTCCGAGGCATTATACCGCGCGACATTTTGTCGCAGCTTGTGTCTTGGAGCTTGAGCCTTGTAACCATTCTCATAGGCCCAGGCATCATGAAGAATCTTTATCAGAGTCTCCAGCTTGTGGCTTGACGCTTGTGGCTTGCGCCTTCGTGCTTGTTGCTTGTTTCTTGGCATTTCTTTCCCTTTCTTGTTGTTGAAATTGTTTGCGCTTCCTGCGCAGCTCTTCATAAAATTTTGGATGTTTGAATACGTGCATTTTTTACCTTTAATTTTTTAAAAAATTTTTTACATTTTCTAACATAAGCTGGTGACAGCTGCGAGTCGTTATATAAAAAATAATTTAATAAGTTATTATGTTTTGATTAATGCTTGCCATATACAACCGCCTTTACTTCAGGATCCCAGCATTGTCTACAGTCACCGCACTTGCCGCTTTGATCCGGGGCTGGACATGTTCGAGCTTCACCAGTCGTGACTCCTGACTCATGACTCCAGGCGCTGGAAGCAGGCCCATCTATTTTAGATCTTGATAATCTTATCACCAGGTTAGCAGGGACCTCTTCAGGTGCTGGCAAGAACTGACGTTCTTGAGTTGGTAACCAGTGACGCGTATCAGGTGTTAACCTGCACACCTCCAAAATTTTTTGCATATGCTCGACTGATTGAACGTCTCCGGCGTCATGCCATCTAAACCATTTTTGATTTTTAATTTTAGCGGCCATTGCCTGAACCCATAGCGGGTTTTCAATTGCTGACAGCCTTCTATATTGAGCTGCTTTTATAGCTGGGTATCTTGTATAGTTGCCCTTCTTAGCGTAACAGCTAAAGCAAGGCGTCCCAGGGACCTGAGCAAGCTTCCATCCTGTTTTACACTCCCAGGCTGGTAGGCTGTACGATAGGCCCGGCATCTTAGACGTTTTTGTAAACGAGTCTGTTATTTTTAATGCGTCTTTTATTTTCATATATTCCTCCTGAATCGATTCTTAACACGTCGACCCGGTACAAAACATTGTACACTTTGACGCAGCTTGTTGCTTGACGCTTGAGGCTTTGTCAATTTACCAAATTGTCCTGCGACAATTTGTCGCAGCTTGTGGCTTGGGGCTTGTGCTTTTACTTTCATAATAATTTTTACTTTATAATCATTCTAAACTGGATCAGCACCAGAGATTAACCAACCATCCTTTCAGGTCATAGTCTCTAATGATCAATTAGAGATTTAGGTTAAGTTAGTACTGATCCCAGGTCCCTTATTCTCTAGTAGATATCTCCACCGCCCATAGCTATTGGGGCATAAGGAACCAGGGATCAGTACTGGTCCAGTGGCTATCTTCCAGGACCAGTCTAATCCTACTTGCTTTTGCCGGTGCAAGTCCCGTTAGAGTTTATAGTTTTGTTTCAGCGATAAACTCTCAAATGAGGCTGAGTATATATAATAATATAGGATTGTGGCAGAAGTAAGGCGTAGGGTGGTCAACATTGACGCAGGGGTGTGACAATAATGACCAATGGTTTGACATAATCTTGCCACAATTTTTTTGTAAACTATTCGCATGAAAGTCAAAAGAGAAAATGTAAAACTAAATTGTGAGATGACAAATCTTACAAATCAAACTTTTATTTTTGCTCAAGAAATTTGGGAGAGTGAAAGTATAATTGATGATTTAGATTTTTATATACCTATTGATTTAAAAATAAAGCCAACAACTAAGAGGAGAAATAAATGGACAAAGAAAGTAAATTTTTCATAATTGAAAAAGAGTATTTTTTGGGCGAGGCTAGATATAGCATTTACTCAAAAGACATATTTAATTTAACTACTGCTACTAGAAAATTATTAGCTTTAGATGAGTTGAATAATAATAAAGACATTACTTATCATTTACAAAAGGTTGATCCTTATTTAGATGATAGTAAAGACACAGTAATTTTGGCTAATGGTAGTCATAATTCGGACACAATGATATAATAATATAAATACAGAAAGCGAGGTCAAATGACTAAAAGACTAACACTAAATGCAGAAAAAAGAAAAACTATTGCAGATGTTTTCAAAGCACATTGGGAAAGTGAAGATAATCCCAAAAGACAATCACATCTAAAAGCAATAGAAAATTACAACCATGCAAGAGAGATTACAAAATCACTTGCAGAAAAAGTTGTAAGAGCACATCAACCTCAAGAAGATGTTGATACAATTAGAAGTATGAGAGCAAAATATAATTCAGCAGGTGGCGAGTTGTATGAAGATAATTGTTTTCACTTCACGCAACCAATCACTAAAGTTGATGATGAGGGTAGAGAGTACCAATCCGAAAATGACGAACATGTTAAGTTTAGTTTAGATGATAGAGATTTTGCAAGGTCTTATTATAGAGATGAGATTAATGCAAATGGTCTTGACGCAGATTATAAATTAAAACTTCAAGATGATTACTCAAAAAGAAATCCTGTATATTATGACATGGAAAGTAAAGTTGAAAACTTTTTGGGTTATGGTCGTAGGAATGATAAGACAGGAAATACACTCTATCATCAAGACGAATGGGAAAACGATTTTAAACTTTGGACAATAGGAACTTCTTATTGTCATTCAAGACAGTTTAAAGTTGATGAAGATACAATTAAAGTTTTTCAAATGTATAACCAAGCAGTTGAAAATGTAAAATTATCTCATCAACAAATGTTTTCTTATGTTGAAGATAAGATGAGCAAATTGAGATTAGGTTTAAAATCTTATAAATACTTTGATCAAGCTAAAGAACTAGCTGACAAAGTTGGAGTTGCTTTGAATGAAAGTGTATTGAATGAAAGTAGCTCAATGGCATTATCAATTTATAGTCCAGAAAATTTGGCTAGTCTTTTAGAAGATAAAGTTGAATTAACTAGAGATCAAAAAATTGCTATTGCAAAAGGTTTAATGCAACAAGAGGCAATCAACTAACTGCGACAAACTGCACAATGGCGATACTCTCGCCATTGTGTTATAATGGGCACATAGAAAGCGAGGAATATGATAAACAACAAACCATTTAAAGTAAGATACTTTTCGGCAAAAGATAAAATGACAATTACAAGAAATGCACTTTGGACAGACAAGTGTAAGTATTGGACATCAAAAGCAAATAGAATGTTAATGACTTATTTTGATGTTGATAAAAACGAATACCGAACTGCAACAGACAGTTGGACAATAATAGATAGAGGTTAATATGGCACAACAGAACGAAGAACATTTTGAAGTGATAAGTGAAAATAGAGCAAGGGCTCATGAGCAACAAAAAGAAATGCGACAAGAATTAATCGAGTGGGTTAAGACTTGCGACAAGTTACAAATGGGCGAGCTATATAGTGAAATGAAAAGAATGAAAAGGAGTTGGAATGAGTGAATATAATTGGTGTCATGGACCAAGTTGCCATAAGCATGAAACACAAGATAGAGTGCGAGGTGTTAAAGGTCAAAAGGTTTTAAGAACTCGTAAGATCGCAAAAAATAATTGGAATGAAAATAATTTCTTTTCACATTTTTGTAGTCAAGGTTGTTGGAATGAATTTGCATATGCGCATTGGCAAGAATTCATTGGGCTATATCCAAGAGCCGAGGCTCTTGAAACACCGATCGAAGTTTCAAAAGTCAAGCACCCAGAAAACACAACTGAGTATGGGTGGACTCAAAGAGCATGGACAGAAACAAAGATTGAGGTGCGACAAGATTGACAATGTACTCATGTGCCCATTGATGTTATAATGGGCACATAACAAAGCGAGGAAATATGACACAAGAAAGAACACACAAAAGAGAAAACAGATTCAATGGCGAATCTGTAATGCTAACAAAAGAAGAGGCTAAGAAACATGACGCTATATTCTATTATGAATATCTAGCGACTTTAGAAGATAAAAAAATTGGTCAGGGTAGTTCTAAACTATGGGATAAGGTTCGAGCCAATCTTAATTGGTTTAGACAGAACAACGCTGACGCTTACATGGTTCTACTAGACTAGCCTCCTAGTACAAGGTGCGACAATACGTCGCACCAAGCAGCCTGCGACAAAATGTCGCAGGCGCCTCGTAGAGGTACCAAGCCCCAGGCAAAATTTGAAATTTCTTTATTTTTAGTTTAAGGTGCGACAAAAAAGAATCTTGATATATACGTATTTATACAAAGGTTTGGATAATCGTAGCCGTAAAATACTTTAAGGTTCTGAAAACATAACTGAAAAAATTTTGCAAAATTTTTTTTCGAATGCACTATGGATATAGATAAACTAAAGAAATTTGAAAAGCTCCCACCTGATGTCAAAAGACAATTAGCTCTGTATATGGCTAAATGGAAAGATAAGAAAAAAGAAGCTGATATACAACAGGACTTTATGAAGTTCGTTAAACATGTTTGGCCTGATTTTATTGAAGGTAAACACCACAAACAAGTTGCTAAAAAATTCAATGAGATTGCTTCTGGTAAAACTAAACGTGTAATTATTAATATGGCTCCTAGACATACTAAGTCTGAGTTTGCATCTTACTTATTACCTGCCTGGATGGTTGGTCGTAATCCTAAACTAAAAATTATTCAATCTACTAACACAACTGAATTATCTGTAAGGTTTGGTCGTAAGGCTAAACAACTTATGGATTCTCCTGAATACAAAGAAGTCTTTCAAACAAGACTCAAAGAAGATTCTCAAGCTGCTGGTAAATGGGAAACCTCAACAAGGTGGTGAATACTACGCTGCCGGTGTTGGATCTGCAATTACTGGTCGTGGTGCCGATCTCTTGATTATTGATGATCCACATACTGAACAAGATGCAATGAATGCTCAAGCGTTAGATAGAACTTATGAGTGGTATACATCTGGTCCACGTCAACGTCTTCAACCTGGTGGAACAATTGTAATTGTAATGACTAGATGGAATGAAAAAGATTTAGCAGGTCGTTTGATCTCTGCACAAAAAGAACCAAAGGCTGATCAATGGGAGGTGATTGAGTTTCCTGCGATCCTACCAAGTGGTAAACCCCTGTGGCCTGAATACTGGAACTTGTCTGACTTAGAATCAGTTAAGGCTTCTATTCCCGGTTCAAAATGGAATGCACAGTATATGCAGAATCCTACTTCAGAAGAAGGAGCATTAATAAAACGTGAATGGTGGCAACCTTGGGAGAAAGATGGTTTGCCTGCAATCGAACATGTCATTCAATCTTACGATACAGCTTTTATGAAAAAACAAACTGCCGACTATTCTGCTATTACCACCTGGGGCGTGTTTCATCCCAATGAGGATAGTGGTCCCTGTCTCATGCTTCTTGATGCAATAAAAGGTCGGTATGAGTTTCCAGAACTAAAACGTATCGCCATGGATCAATATGGTTATTGGAATCCAGAGACGGTTATAATCGAGAGTAAGGCATCAGGGTTACCGCTTACTTATGAATTAAGAAAGATGGGTATACCTGTTTTAAATTTCACACCATCAAAAGGTAATGACAAGCACACCAGAGTTAACTCTGTATCTCCATTGTTTGAGTCTGGTAGAATCTGGGCTCCAACTGAAATGGAGTTTGCACAAGATGTAATTGAAGAATGTGCTGCGTTTCCTTATGGAGATCATGATGACTTGGTGGATTCTATGACACAAGCTGTAATGAGATTCAGACAAGGTGGATTAATTAATCACCCAGATGATTATGAAGATGAACCTTTACAACAGACACCAAAAGTGTATTATTAGGTTATGGACGATTATAAGTACAAAATTGTTGAGATTGCTGAAGATATGGCAGGAGAAGACGGTTTAGATTATTCTGAGCTTTCAGATAAGCAACAAATGGGTTATTATAAAAAGGCTTATGAATATTATTTGGATAGAGATCCAAATGCAATGGGAGGACAAATGATTAGAGAAAATTACGCAATGGGTTCAGAAGATATCCCTGAAATGGAAGAAACTTCTAGCGAAGAATACAAAGAATTATTAAGACAAATGGGTGCACCAACCGAGACTCAGGAATCAGGAATCATGGGTTTAAAAGAAGGCGCTCCTTCAATTAAGATGGCAGGCGGAGCAGATCCAATGTTGCTTAGAGAATATGAGCAGTATGTTTTTGAAATGCGAGAAATGGGTAGAGACCCAATGCCTCTTAAAGATTTTATTAGACAGATCATAGCTGAAGCTAGAATGGGTGTTAAAGCTGGTGGCATTACATCAGTAATGTAAAGGTCTTATAATGGACCAAATCCCAAAACCAAAACCCTTCACAGAAGAGCAGTTTAAACTAAACACAGACAGACGTATCAAAGGTGCGTTAGGTGGTTTCGATCGTGGTGAGATGGTTGACTTGATCCAAAAAGATTTAAGAAAGATCGAAGAGTCAGGCACCATGGATTACAATGATGCACTTAAATTTATTAAAGAAAGAACACAAGAGTTAAAACAATTTTTAGAAAATAATCCAGGAGAAGAGATGCCAACTCTACCAGGTTTTGAAGAAGAGGAGAGAGTTAACTTCTTAGATGGTGGTGACACTGAATACAATTCAATGGTTACAAAGAAGTACATTGAACTTGGTGGTCAAGAAGGTACAGGCATGGATATAGATAAATTTGCAGAAGAGTATTTTCCAAAGATGGCTGATGGTGGACGTATTAATTTTGATGAAGGATCTCCAGGTAAAACAGATTTTAATAGAAACCCCGCAGGTGCAAATCAATTTACTGGTAAGATGAAATCAATAGAACAAATAAGACAGATTCAAAAAGATAATCCCACTTTCCGTCCCAAAGATTTTAGAGGTGAAGGAACATTAAATAAACCTGAACTTGGAAAAGAAAATTACAAAGGAAAATTATTAACACGAGATGATATTAAAAGAGGAAAAGCAGCAGGAATAGTATTTCCTACAGGTAAAATAAAATTTAAAGATACAAGAGGAGATCAAAATTTAAAAGCATCTCAGTTCTATAAATCAGCTCAAGGTTCTTCTATATCAATGGATAAGATAAATAACTTTGCACACTATGCACCTAAATTAAAAACTTTTTTAACTTCAACAGCAGATACAGGTCCATTAAAAGCGTCAGTTAATAGATCCGCTGAAGGTTATGATAAAGCAGCTTTAAAGATTGCTCAAAAGCAAGAAACTTTATTAAAAGAAAAACCAAAAAACTATAAAGACTTATTAATAAAAGAAAATTACAAAGCTGCAAATTTATCTAAAAAAGCAAACAAAGAATTACCAAAAGGACTAAAAGGGACTCTTGGATATTTTGTAGTAAATCCTACTACAGGTAATTTTACTTTAAAAGGAGTAGATAGAGCAAAAACATTCGCTGGTATTTCTGGAGAAAGACGAGAGTTTAAAAACATGAATCCATCTGAAAGAGTTGCGTTTGGACCAACTCAATCTAAGGTTCAAAGTTTAATTGATTTAGTTAAATCAAAAGTAAAAGATTCTAATCCAATGAGAGCGTCTAACGCACCTATCCCACAAAAAACAAAAATAAATAACCTATTTAAAAATTTTAAAATTAGAATACCTGGAGGATCTGCAGGACAGATGAAAGATCCACTTGGTGGACCAGATTTAATTGATGTTAAAAAACTAGATAAGAACCCATATAATGACATCTAAGAGATTGACCAAGACAGTTCCACCTAAATCAGGACCCACGAGTCAGGGGTTGAATATTAATTATAATACTGTTAGAACAGTAAAACATACGGAGAAAATAAATGGCAGACAATACAATAGACAAAGCTCTACCAAACGAGCCTAGAAAAGAAATTACGCTTCCTGGAGAAGAAGAGATTCAAGAAACTTTAGTAGAAGAAGTTGAAGCTGAATTAGAAAAACCAGGAGAAGTAGAACAAGTTCAAAATGAAGATGGTTCGGTTGATATTAACTTTGATCCAAAAGCTGCCTCTCAAGAAGGTGGTGATGACCACTATGCAAACTTAGCAGAATTTTTACCTGATGATACTTTAGGATCATTAGGCTCAGACTTAAATCAAAAATACACAGACTACTCTGTATCAAGAAAAGATTGGGAAAAAACTTATACACAAGGTCTAGACCTTTTAGGATTTAAATACGATCAAAGAACAGAACCGTTTCAAGGAGCTTCAGGTGCAACTCACCCAGTTCTTGCAGAAGCAGTTACACAGTTTCAAGCTTTAGCTTATAAAGAATTATTACCATCAGATGGACCTGTAAGATCACAGATACTTGGATTACAAACTCCAGATAAAGTTCAACAAGCTGATCGTGTAAAAGATTTTATGAATTATCAAATTATGGATCAGATGAAAGAGTATGAACCAGAATTTGATTCTATGTTATTCCATCTACCATTAGCAGGATCTACTTTCAAAAAAGTTTACTTTGATGAAGTAGAAGGTAGAGCAGTTTCTAAATTTGTTCCTGCGGATGATTTGGTTGTTCCGTACACGGCTACCTCATTGGACGATGCGGAGGCAATCATTCATAAAGTAAAAATTTCTGAAAACGAATTAAGAAAACAACAAGTCGCAGGTTTCTATAGAGATATAGATTTAGCTGCGCCACAAGATAAAGAATCAGAAGTTGACAGAAAAGAGAGAGAACTTGAAGGAGTATCAAAATCTAAAAATGATGATTTATATACTTTGTTAGAGTGTCATGTGAATTTAGATCTTGAAGGTTTTGAAGATACAGATCCACAGACTGGTGAGCCATCAGGAATTAAGGTCCCTTACATTGTAACACTAGAAGAAGGATCAAGAGAAATTTTATCTATCAGAAGAAACTATGAAATAGGAGATGCAAAGAAAAACAAAATTCAATATTTTGTTCACTTTAAATTTTTACCTGGACTAGGTTTTTATGGGTTCGGTCTAATCCACATGATTGGTGGACTGTCAAGAACAGCGACCGCAGCTTTAAGACAGCTCTTGGATGCGGGAACGTTATCTAATCTGCCAGCTGGTTTTAAAATGAGAGGAATAAGAATTAGAGATGACGCACAGTCAATCCAACCCGGTGAATTTAGAGATGTAGATGCACCTGGTGGAAACTTAAAAGATTCATTTATGATGTTACCATTTAAAGAACCATCACAAACATTATTACAATTAATGGGTGTTGTAGTTGGTGCAGGTCAAAGGTTTGCATCGATTGCAGATTTACAAGTTGGTGATGGTAATCAACAAGCAGCAGTTGGAACTACAGTTGCATTATTGGAACGTGGTTCAAGAACTATGTCTGCTATACACAAAAGAATTTACTCAGCTCTTAAAAATGAATTCAGATTAATGGCTAGAGTATTCAAGTTATATCTACCCCAAGAGTATCCGTATGATGTAGTTGGGGGCCAAAAGATGATTAAACAATCTGACTTTGATGATAGGGTGGATATATTGCCAGTTGCCGACCCCAACATTTTTTCACAGACTCAGCGTATTTCCCTCGCTCAGACGGAATTGCAGCTGGCAACTTCTAATCCACAAATGCACAACATGTACCAAGCGTACAGAAATATGTATGAAGCTTTAGGTGTAAAAAATATTGATTCTATTTTAGTTAGACCAATGCAACCCACACCAAAAGATCCTGCGTTAGAACACATCGATGCACTAGGTGGTAAACAGTTTCAAGCTTTTCCAGGTCAAGATCACAGAGCACACATTACATCTCACCTAAATTTCATGGCAACAAACATTGCTAGAAACAATCCAATGGTTATGGCTTCATTAGAAAAAAATATTTTTGAACATATTAGTCTAATGTCTCAAGAACAGATTGAATTAGAGTTCAGAGATGAATTAGTTCAACTTCAACAGATGCAACAGATGGCTCAACAGAATCCACAGATAGGTCAACAAGCTATGATGATGCAACAAAAGATTGAAGCAAGAAAAGCTCAACTAATTGCTGAGATGATGGAAGAATTTATGAATGAAGAGAAGAAAATTACTTCACAATTCGACAATGATCCTATCGCTAAACTAAGATCAAGAGAATTAGACCTTAGAGCAATGGAAAATGATAGAAAAGCTAAGGATGCTGATGAAAGATTTAATCTTGATAAGATGAGAACAATGATGAATCAACAAAATCAAGAAAATAAACTTCAACAGAACGAAGAATTAGCTAATTTAAGAGCTGATACATCCATTGAGAAGACTGTTTTAAGTAAAACGCTTCCAAATGCTAAAGACATGATGCCAAATGTTGAGATTTTCAGGAAAGGCTAGTGACAAAAACTAAAAAAACAGTTAAAATAAATTAATTAAGGAGAAAATATGGAAAAACTAGATAAAATTGTTGAGATCCCGTCAGAAGACAAGATGAAACTTGAAATTGACCCGAGATCAAAGACAACTTCTAATGGTTCTAACAACTACATCGCTGTTGGCGAAGAAGTTGAAGTAAGAGGAACTAAAAGAATGCTAAAAGAGAAATCTAAAAAAGCTAAGTGGATCTAACATGTGGTTATCGGCAATAAAATTAGCCGTTTCTGCTGGAAGTAAAATTTATGCTAATAAGCAGAAGACGAAAATAGCTATGTCAGACGCACAGCTTATGCATGCATCTCGTATGGCCGAAGGTAAGGAAGCTTACCAAGGAAAACTTTTAGAAGCCAGACAATCGGACTGGAAGGACGAGGCCGTTTTGATAATTCTCTCGGCGCCAATAGCAATTTTGGCCTGGGCAGTCGTATCGGATGATCCGGGAGCTATGGACAAAGTAAATATTTTCTTTGAGCATTTTGCAGCACTCCCTTCATGGTTCACAAATTTATGGATCCTTGTCGTGGCGAGCATTTATGGTATAAAGGGAACACAAATATTTAGGAATAACGGAGGAAAAAAATAATGAGAAACTATTACAATAAAGGTGGCCCAACTTTAACTAAGGCACAAAAAACTTTACCAAAAGAATTACAGAAAAAAATTATAATGGCTAAAGGTAAAAAGAAAAAGAAAACACCTAGAGAAAAAGCAATGGGAATGGCATAATGGCTAAACTCTGTCCAAAAGGAAAAGCAGCAGCGAAGCGTAAATTCAAAGTTTACCCTTCGGCGTACGCGAACATGTATGCTTCAGGTGTTTGTTCAGGGAAAATAAAACCAGGCGGAAGAAAAAAAGCTAAAGATGGTGGAATTCAAAAAGCTGGTTTAGCAAGAAGAAAAAGATGTCTTCTAAGAAAATGGGTTTCAGAGAAATGGGTAGATATTGGAGCTCCAAAGAAGGATGGAAAATATCAACCTTGTGGAAGAAGCAAAGGAAGCAAAAGGAAGTATCCGAAATGCGTCCCACTTGCAAAAGCCACACGGATGACAAAAGGCGCAAAAGGCCTCTGCTGTCAAACGAAAGAGAGCTGCAGGTAATCCTGGAGGCAAACCAACTAACGTTGCAACATTTACAAAAAGAACTAAAAAATCTATGGGTGGATATACAGGACCAGCAATCAATTCTGATTACGCTGGAGTAAAATTAAATAATTCATCTTACACAAAATATTATAAAGGTATGATCTAATGAATTTAGAAAAAGATTTACAAAGATTGAAAAAAGAAAAAGCATTAAAAGAATCTGCTATTGCACAACTTAGAAAAAGAAGTAAAGACTCTGTTGCAAGACCAAGAGCAGAAAAAAATATTTTATCAACTAACCCGGAGATGCAAAAAATATAATGGTAAAAGGATTAAAAAAAGTAGTTAAAGGTTTAGAAAAAGCATCAAAGACACATGCTAAACAAGCTAAGATAGTTAAAAAACATATTAAGAAAATGAAACCACATGCGAAGAAGCGATAAACAACCACCTAAAACTAAAAAATATTTTAGAAAAACTGAATCTGGTGCAGGTATGACTAAAGCAGGTGTTGCTAGATACCGAAGAGATAATCCTGGTTCAAAATTAAAAACAGCCGTGACTGGAAAAGTGAAGCCAGGATCAAAAGCTGCAAACCGTAGAAAGTCATACTGTGCAAGAAGTGCAGGACAGATGAAGAAATTTCCTAAGGCTGCAAAAGATCCTAATTCTAGACTACGTCAGGCTAGAAGACGTTGGAAGTGCTAGACAGATTTATATATAATTTTTTTGGAGTATTAGATAATACTATTGCTAAAATAGAAACGTATGCTATTAAATGCACTGAATGGTGTTGGCATTCAAGAGTAAATTTATTAAAGAAAAGGAGAAAGAAACATGATGGACGACGAACTAATATACATAAGTAAAATACAAAAGTATTTGAAAGAAGAGTATCAACAAATCGGCGATGCAATGATTGCTGGAGGTGTTGACAATATGGAAAAATACAAGTATATGATGGGACAGGCACATGCCTATTTAAAAATATCACAGGAAATCTCTAACCTGCTAAAACCAAAGGAGCCAAAAAATGATACTAAAAGACCAGACAACGTCGTCGACTTCGGATTCGACAAAGACTAAACCAGCGCTACTAGATAAGTATAAAGATGATCATCAAAAAGAGGTTGATGGTTACGAGCGTTTAAAATCAAAAGAAACAAACAAATTACCAAATCCAACTGGATGGAGAATGTTAGTTCTGCCATTTAAGATGCCAGAAAAAACTAAAGGTGGATTATTCCTGGGGCAGGATACATTGGAGAGACAACAAGTTGGTTCAACTTGTGGACTTGTATTAGCTATGGGACCACATTGTTATGACAAAGATAAATTTCCAGAAGGACCTTGGTGTAAAAAAGGTGACTGGATAATTTTCGCAAGATATGCTGGATCAAGAATTCAGATCGATGGCGGGGAAGTTAGATTGCTAAACGACGATGAAGTTTTAGCAACCATCGAAAACCCTGAAGATATACTTCATCAATATTAATCATAGGAGAAAACTATGCCAAACGTAGAAGAAAATAAAACAGTTGATATCGATACATCTGGTCCGGGTGCGGAGATAGAACTGCAAGAAGAAAAAGATGAATCAGTAGTTGATACTGGAGCATCAAGTGAAGAAAAAACGGAACAACCTTCCGAGGACAAAACGTTTGAAAACGAACGTGAGACTAAACTAGAAGAGGCAACAGAGGATAAAAAAGAAGATGATAATGAGTTAGAACAATATTCTAAAGACGTTAAGAAAAGAATATCTAAACTTACTCATAAATGGAGAGAAGCAGAGAGACAAAAAGACGAAGCCTTAGGTTATGCTGAAAAAATGATTTTAGCTAAAAGAAGCGCTGAAGATAAACTCTCGAAGCTTGAACCAGGATACTTGAAGTCTACAGAAGACAGTATTGTTTCTGGTGTTCAAGCAGCCCAAGCTAAACTTGCAGCAGCAAGAGAAGCAAATGATTTAGCAGCTGAAGCAGAAGCTTTAACCGCTATCTCTGAATTGGGTTATAAAAAAGCTAAACTTGAAGAGACGAAAGTCGCTCAAGAAGAGTACAACAAGAAACAGGAATCAAAACCTGCTTCTGATATTAACTTAAATAGACAGCCAGCGGCACAGGGAACACCTGATCCAAAAGCTGAATCATGGGCTCAAAGTAACTCATGGTTTGGTCAGGATACAGCTATGACTTATACTGCTTTTGATCTACATAAAAAGTTAACGGAAGAAGAAGGGTTTGACCCATCAAGTGACGAATATTATGTTGAAATAGACAAGAGAATAAGACTTGAATTTCCCCATAAATTTGGTACAACAGAACCTACGGAAACGGCTAAGCCTGTCCAACAAGTTGCTTCGGCAAGGCGTACGACAAAATCTAGTCGCAAAACTGTAAGACTCACACCTTCACAGGTAGCAATTGCTAAAAAATTAGGTGTGCCACTTGAAGAATATGCGAAACAATTAAATATCACGAAGGAGGTATAAGCATATGGAAAATAATAACGATAAAAGAACCTCACGTGCGAGTCAAACTAGAGAAAAAACTTCTCAGAAAAAAGTTTGGTCTCCACCATCATCTTTAGATGCACCCCCTGCGCCAACAGGTTTTAAACATAGATGGCTAAGAGCCGAATCTTTAGGATTCCAAGATACTAAGAATATTTCTGGGAGACTGAGATCTGGATACGAATTGGTTAGATCCGATGAATATCCTGATGGCGATTATCCTATTGTTGAAGACGGCAAATACAAGGGAGTGATCGGAGTTGGCGGCCTAGTGCTGGCTAGGGTACCGGAAGAGATCGCAAAACAGCGTAATGAATATTATGCTAGACAACATGAAGACAAGGTAAAAGCTGTCGACAACGATCTTATGAAGGAGCAGCACCCCGACATGCCAATCAATATTGAGAGGCAGTCACGTGTAACCTTCGGTGGTACAAAGAAAAGTTAATTTTTTAACAATTCCTTAACCGCTGGATAAACTTAACCCGTGAGTGGAGGCCCGCAAGGGTAGCTCACATAAGGAGAAAATATAATGGCAAATAAAGACGCAGCTTTCGGTTTGAGAGCAATCGGAAAAGTTGGCCAGAATAGAGACAACCAAGGTTTATCCGAATACGATATCGCAGCATCTGCATCAGCGATTTACCAAAATGACCCTGTCGAAATGGCAGCCACTGGTACAATCACTGTAGCGGCAGCAACAGATACCCTATTAGGATCACTTAATGGTGTTTTCTTTACTGATGCTAACACAAGCAAGCCTACATATGCTAATCACCTTAACGCATCTAACACTGCAACTGACATTGTTGGATTCGTATCTGATGACCCATATGAAAGGTTTGAAGTACAATCAGACGGCGCAACTGCAGCAGCAGACGTCGGTCTAAACGCTGACATTGTATACGCAGCTGGTAGTTCACCAGATTATGTATCAAAAGTTGAGTTAGACTTTTCTGATCAAAAAACTGCAACAGCGCAATTAAGAATACTTGCAATATCTAATGACATTGAAAATAACGAAGCAGGTAATGGCAATATCAAGAGCACAACTAGTTAAAGAACTAGAGCCAGGTTTGAATGCACTATTCGGTCTGGAATATAAACAATACGGCGAGCATGCTGAAATATTTGACACTGAATCATCAGACAGAGCTTTTGAAGAAGAAGTGATGTTATCTGGTTTCGCAAATGCAGCAAGTTAAAGCTGAAGGCCAAGTGGAGTTACTTTTGACAATGCTCAAGAAACTTTCACTGCTAGATACACTAACGAAACTGTTGCTCTTGCATTCGCAATAACTGAAGAAGCAATCGAAGACAACTTGTATGACAGACTTGCGTCTAGATATACAAAAGCTTTAGCTAGATCTATGGCGAATACTAAACAAGTTAAATCTGTTAATCCACTTAATCAATGCATTTACCAGGTAACTTTCACTTCAGGTGATGGTGACTTAAGGATTAACACTGCTCACCCAACAATCGCTGGAACTGTTTCTAATGAATTAGCTACAGCAGCTGACTTAATGAAACTTCATTAGAACAGTCGTTGATTGACATTGCTGCAATGACTGATGAAAGAGGTCTAAAAATTGCGGCAAGAGGAGTTAAAAATGATTATTCCTTCTGAGCTCTTCAATTCACAGCTGAGAGACTTATGAAGTCTCAAGGTAGAGTTGGAACAGCTGATAATGATTAACGCAATCAGAAATATGGGAATGATTCCTCAAGGTTATAGAGTAAACAATTTCTTAACTGCTGCGACAGATGCTTTCTACATTAAAACTGATGTGCCTAATGGTATGAAGTACTTCGAAAGATCACCTATCAAAACTTCTATGGAAGGTGACTTTGATACTGGTAACGTAAGATACAAAGCTAGAGAAAGATACTGTATTTGGAGTTTCTGACTTTAGAGGTATCTTTGGTTCAAACGCAAGCGTAATCAATAATTTTAAAGGGGGACATAATTCGGCCCCTTTTTAAATATAAGGTAAAAAGTTATGAAAAAATTCCTAGTAAATATATGGGCTTACGACTACCACGGAAAATTTGAAGTGGAGGCAGAAGACAATCCAACCTCATTGGAAAATGCAATCCTTGACAAACTAGGAGAAAATGAGTATTAGTGTGGGAAAGAACGGGAATGTTCGCCCAAATAAACAGAATAACCTATGAGGAGGTTATTATGATACAAGACCTATACAAAGCAAAAAGGTCCTTGGAGTTGAAGTGGGAACAGGAGCATCTGGATAATAACAGATATACTCTTGAAATGGTCAGAATTGATGACAAAGTTAAAGAAGTCATTACAAAGATCAAGCTGGAAGAAGCAGCTATTGCCCACAGACAGAATAGCGTTGAAGGCGCTGCTCCACAAGTTTCTGTAGCTACTTAATCAAAAGCTACATCGTTGGAAAAATCACTCCACATTACAGGCTCTCTTGCACTCTACTAAAAACTAGTATATAGTTTCAGCACTATACATTAATTAATATGAATGCATAGACGCAGTATAGTCGACGGCCTAGAGACTATTGGAATATAACTAGGAGGAATATAATCATGGCAAATACTACATTTTCGGGACCAGTAAAAGCGGGAACGATTTCAAACACAACAGGTACAACACTTGGACTAACATTGCTAATGTTGGACAAGTTGTAATGGCTCAATCAGTAAAAGTTGATATTATTGGTGCTTCACATTTAAATCAAGTTTGCGCAGTAGTTCCAGCAAATTCACAAATAGTAGACGTTATTCTTAACGTAACTACAGTGAATAATGATGGTGGTGCAGCAACTGTTTCAGTGGGAACAGTAGCAGATGCAGATGCATTTATAACTACAGTTAATGCTAAAGCTTTAGCAACTACTCACGGTACTTTAGATACAGAAGCAACTAATGTTGGTACAACTGACATACAAGTTCTTGCTGATTTTACAGGTGCTAATGGAGATGGTACAACTGGTGCAGCTACAGTTACTGTTATGTACATACAAAATAATTCTGTTCAAGACGCAGCAGACTTATAATAAATAATTGATGTGGGCTTCGGGCCCACTTAAATTTAATAGGAGAAAATAATATGTCATCAGACCAAAAATTTACAACACTTACAGCTGACGGACAGGTAAAAACTTTTTCAGGAGGATCTACTAATATTGGTCCTGCTAGAGTTACATACATTCAAGCTACAGGTATTACAAATATAAAACTTTATGATGCAGCAACTGCATCTGGAAATATTGTATTTGAATCTACTTTTGGAAGTGAAGGATTAGATATGTATATGCCTGGAAACGGAATTAGATTTGAAACTACTATCTATGCAGATGTAACTGGATCAGGATCTGTTACTATCGGATACACTGGCTAGGAGGCTAAATGGCTAACACTACCTCAGGTACAACTACTTTTGATAAGACTTTTGCTATCGATGAAATAATAGAAGAAGCTTATGAAAGAATAGGTATGCAAGGTGTATCTGGAAATCAGTTACGACTTGCAAGACGTTCTTTAAATATAATGTTTCAAGAGTGGGGAAACAGAGGACTTCATTATTGGGAAGTTGCAAATAACTCATTTACATTAGTAGATGGTCAAGCTGAATATACTATGTTTAGATCTACAGCGGATGGAACTTCAAGTGCTACAGCAGTTTATGGTGTTGATGATGTGTTAGAAGCTGTATATAGAAATGCTTCTAATGTTGATTCACCTCTTACAAAAATTAATAGATCAACATATCAAGGTCTTTCAAATAAAACTTCTGAAGGAACACCTACACAATATTTTGTTCAAAGATTTATTGATAAAGTTACAGTAACTTTATATTTAACTCCAGGAAGTTCTCAAGCTGGACACACAGTTAATTATTATTACGTAAAAAGAATTCAAGATGCAGGAGGCTATACGAATGCAACTGATGTGCCTTATAGATTTGTACCTTGCATGGCATCTGGTTTAGCTTTTTATTTAGCACAAAAATTTAATCCACAATTAGTTCAGCAAATGAAATTGTTATATGAAGATGAACTAAATAGAGCTTTACAAGAAGATGGTTCTTCTTCAAGCTCATACATTACACCTAAAACTTATTACCCAGGAACTTAATGACAGCGTTTTCAAAAGGTAAATACGCTCAGTTCATATCAGATAGATCAGGGCAAGCTTTTCCATATACAGAAATGGTTAGAGAATGGAATGGTGCAAGAGTTCATATTTCAGAATTTGAACCAAAGCAACCACAGTTACAACCAAAACCTGTAGGAGCAGATGCTCAAGGTTTACCTCAAGCTAGACCTGCAAGAGTTGAACCTGCAACTACAATTATTGCACCAGAGAATTCTATATCAGCAACAAGTGGATCAGGAACCATGACTGTAACTATGGGACCAATAGTTAATTCTACTTTGGAAGCAAAAGTTGCAGACACTAATCCGTATCAAACCGGTGATGTAGTGAGAATATCAGATTTACAAAGTGATATAGGTGGTCTGACAGTAGATAATTTTCAAACAGAAACAACACTAGCTTCTAATATATCAGCATCAGCTACAACAATATCCTTAACAGACGCATCTAAATTTCCAACTAGTGGATACATTGTGATACAAAAAGTTTTAACATCTTCTGATACATCAGATCCTGTGCAAGTGGGAAACATTGCAGATGAAGTTATTCAATACACAGGCAAGAGTAGCAACGATTTAACTGGTTGTACTAGAGGGACTTCTGGTATAATATACGGCGTAAGACAGCCAACAACTACAGCTGGAACACATTCATCTGGTGCAAAAGTATTTGGATCATTTGTTGTAACCAGATTAACAAGAACTGTTGGTTCAGTTTCTTACAGTTGTCAATTTACATTTAGCACTGTATCTAATGCAACAGCGACTGATTCAGGATCGGGTGGCACTACAATTACTACAGGTCCAATAAATATAAGACGAGGATAATATGGCAGGATTTACATACGCAACATTAACAACAGCAATACAAAATTACACTGAAACGGATACAAACGTTTTAACTGCTACTATTACAGATCAATTTATTGAAAACTCTGAACTTAGAATTTTAAGAGATGTACCATTAGATGCATATAAAAAACAATCTATTGGTAATTTAGTTACAGGACAAAATACAATCAACGTACCAGCTCAAACTTTATTTGTAAAAGGTGTACAAGTTTATGATTCAACTTCTGCTTCAACAGGTAATAATGTTTGGCTAGAGAAAAAAGATGAATCTTATTTACAAGAATACCAACCATCTACAGAAACTTCAGCTAGAGCACAGCCAAAATACTATGCTATGTTTGGTGGAGCAACAGGTGTGTCAGATACTACTTCAGGAAGATTATTCCTGGCGCCTGCACCAGATAGCACGTATGTATTTAAAATACATTATGAAGCTATTCCAACTGGATTATCGGGTTCAAATACTACAACTTATGTAAGTCAATATTTTCCAAATGGCTTACTATATGCTTGCTTAGTAGAGGCATTTTCTTATTTAAAAGGTCCAACAGATATGTTGACATTATATGAAAATAAATATAAACAAGAGGTAGAGAAGTTCGCAGCAGAACAACTTGGTAGACGTAAAAGGGACGACTACACGGATGGTACAGTTCGTATTAAAGTTCCTTCACCGACACCTTAATAGGAGAAAAAAATTATGGCAATAACATCAGCAATATGTTCAAGTTTTAAACAAGAACTTTTAGAAGGAAAGCATGACTTTCAAACATCAGGTTCTGGTGGTCATACTTTTAAAATAGCATTATTTACAAGTTCAGCATCTTTAGGTGCAGCAACAACTGACTATTCAACTTCAAACGAAATTTCAAATACATCTGGATCAGCATATTCTGCTGGTGGTAAAGCATTAACAAACACAGGAGTTGGTTTAACTTCAACAACTGCGTTTACAGATTTTTCTGATATTTCATGGACATCAGCTTCATTCACTGCAAATGGTGCAATGATTTATAATACAACAACAAATGGTGGTTCAGGTACAACTGATGCTGTTTGTATTATAGCTTTTGGTTCTGATAAAACTGCAACTAACGGAACTTTTGAAATACAGTTTCCTGCAAACGATTCATCAAACGCAATCATAAGATTAGCATAAGG